AAAGTTGCCTAGTGCTTGGATAGCGTTCTCTAGGCCATCACTTACCATCTCTTCTCTGTAGGTGTAACCTGAGAAGTTTGGCTTAGTAGATAATCTGTTCGAAATCTGATAGATACACTCACCGATATAGTTCGGTATCTGAGGATTTGGATCACCTGAAGCCTCTGCTTCTTCGCATAGCTTCTTGTAGTTGATAATCGCTTCCAGAAACTCTGCGTTGTTTACGTAATTTTTAGAGGCTCTTTTTTTCATTTATAGTTCTCCGTATAATAAAGTTATACAATAGTCTATATAATATCACAAACACGACTGCCTGTCAAGTAAAAGTTTTTTTCATTTATGTATTGACAAACGGTGAGACCATGTGTATAATCTCTTTAACGCCTTTGAGATAAGACTAATGTTTTATAGATGACTTAGCTTCAAGCATGGTTGTAAACATATCTTCGAGGTCATCATTGTCATCATCTGACATAGAGTAGTCAGCATCTTCAGTCTGGTATCCGGTAGTTATTCTCACAACAAAATCATCATAGTATTGAGTGGCTTTCGTACTGGCTTTAGACATGTGTATGATATCTTTTTTAGCGAAGACGCACGAAGTCTCTTCGGAGAAGAGCAAGTAAGACTTAGCGTACAATCCTTGATGCGGATCTACTACAACTTGGATGGGGTTATTTACTAGAACATTTTCGCCAGTTTCAACGTTGCCAGCCTCGACAACGCCAATGATATCCTGACCTGATGATAATTTTATCGTTACGTATTCAGTCATTTGTTATCCCTTTATGTCAACGTTGTAGATTCTGAATTCAAACTCTTCATCACTATAAATTTTCACACGTTCTTTGAAATGCTTCACAGCGAAGTTTTCTTTCTGCTTCCACTGTAAGTTGTCTACTATGTCGTATAGAGTTGCTTTATCTTTGCCGTTGCCTTTTCTCAGAACTCTACCTATCGATTGGAGATTTCTGATTTTCGATTTACTCGGGCTTGCAAAGATAATGTTATCCAAACGCTTGATATTGACACCAGTACTAAAGGTACCATAACTAGCGAGAATAATATTGTCAGTCCCTGACTCAACCAAATGTCTAACTGCCTCACGTTCCTCCCCACTAATTGCTCCGTGGATAAAGTGTACGGCTTTATTCTCATTCTGTAACATTGGATGCAATATCTTACCATGCTTCTCAACAAACTGAAACAGTATGAGAGTGTTACCCTCAAGTGACCAAGCCAAATTTCTAATAAACTTATTACGTGCTTCACTCTTTACTATCCAATCAATTTCTTCTTGATATGACTTATTCTTATTTATCTGTCTTATTTCTTGCTGGTATTCCAATATGATTGCTTTGATGTTGAAGTCGGCTAGTGTTTGCTCCTCGATCAGTTTCTTAGTCTCTGTAACTTTATACACTTTACCGAACAGTCCTTCAAGTACCAGCTTATGAGTCTGTGAGTCATCTAGTGTACCAGTGAAGCCAAATCTATACTTGACGTTCGGAGTTTTCTCTAGTATCTTAGTGAGAGACTTTGCTTTGAATAAGTGTGCTTCGTCACCCATGACCACATCAAACTTGTCGAACCAGTCTTTACGCTGTTTGTAGATAGACTGCCAAGTTGTGACTGTATAGTCTGCTTCTACATTCTTATCGACACCACCAGTAATCTTGTGTATGTCTAGTTCTCTGTTCTTGTTATACTCTACAAAATCAGTAGACATCTGTAACACAAGAGATGTAGTCGGCACAATGATAAGAACTTTACGTCCTTGTTCTACGTGATATCTTGCTAGTGTATAGATGATATAAGACTTACCAGACGCTGTAGGTGAAAGAAACAATGCACGATTGTACTTTAGACCACGAACGATAGCGTTGTTCTGATAGTCTCTTGGAGGAAAAGAACTGTCAAACTCTTTAGCAAGTTGATAGCCTGCGTCATCGTTTACTTCTTGCGCCTCGTACACATCATTGATATGTTCTACTGTGTAGCCTCTGTCGTAACAAAACTTCTCGACATATCTTGTAAGACCTGCGTATACCATACCAGTCATACTATTGAATAGTCTGATCTTACCGTCCCACATACGGTTACGATATGCTGGCATGAACTTATAACCAGGTACGTAGAATTCAAAATACTCACTCAACTCCATCTTAGTCGATGGTTCTGCGTGTATGCGTATGTTGATCTCATCGACCTTTTCAATCTGCACTGTCATCTAAATAATTCCCAAAATCTGCCAATCAAAATCAAAATACCTACTGCTATGAACCAAGTGAGTGCATCACCCAAATCTGATTCATACCACACAAGTATTGTACCTACTATCCATATAACTTTTGCTGTGTATGCTTTCCAGTTCCACATTACATACAACAGACCTTCCCAACTACGCATATTTTCAGGCTTATCAAAGCCAAAGTCTGTCTTCTCTTTCTGATGTTCAAACCAACCCAAGCGCCAAAAAATTAGAGCAGGTACTCCAATCACTAGAAATAATGCGAGTAAGCCCATGAGTGGATCTGATTGTTCCATTACATAGCGCCTGTTCTAAATCTCTCCCAGTCAACAATAGTCTTCAACTGAAAGCCTCTGTTACTGATCATTTTTATGATAGACTCAAGATATGATACCTTCTCTTCAGCAAAGCCAATGCGTAGCGATAGATGTATAACATCTTTATCTGCTTCGACATATGCGGCAATGTCTTGTCTGAGTATCTTGAGAGGTTGTACTTCCCAGCCTAAAGAGTTCAGTTCAGTGATATCTAGTTCACCACGATAGTACTGACCCTTGAGTTTACATAACTCTTTATAGTCTGCTTTGAGTTTCTTCAAGCGTAGACCCTCGTCTACGTAGTGCTTGAAGTACTTGTTGTGTAGTTTAGGTATCTTTGCGCTTTCGTTAGATACGTTGGTCTGATCGATTTCACTATCTTCAGCCCACATTGTGTAGATGTCTTCTATATTCATTCAATTCCTCACGGTCAAAAAATACATGCTTATACATTATAACTGGCTAGAAGCCAAAAGTCAAGATAGAACTTTGATGGTGTACGATGAGTATCTAAAAGTAATATCTGTTGTTGGTACAGTAGGCACACTATTAGTTATATCAAGTGGCAAACCGCCAACGCTGGTCGGGAACATATCGATAAAGGTGAACTCTACGTTAGGGTTCTTACCGTTAGTTAGTAGTGTAAGTGTAGCATCAGAGTATACTCCGTCGCCACCATCGCTGATCAAATCTGCGTATTGTTCAAAGCCCTCAGGTTTTGTTAGACTGATCAGCCAGTTCCACGCATCTAAGTACGCACCAAGATTTTCATCTATAGCGATTTGCATCGTGAGATCACCAAACTGCACTTTATCGCCTGGACGATATACAGTCTTGAATGGTGTCATCTGTTCAGTTACGCCAGATGAAATGTCTGGTATAGTAACGTTCTGAACAAAGAACTGTGTGTTGGGCATACGCTTTAGTTGAAAGCGAAACTCAACTGGATTTAGAAAATTTTGTAACTTCATATTACCCTCATAGAAGTAATTTGGCTCTGTTACTATTTATACGCACAAAAAAAGGGAGCCCGAAGGCTCCCTAATCTGTTCAGTCAACTAGCTTCCCGCTAGTCTCTGACTTCTTATTATAGAAGGTTGGTTACTGCTGTACGTCTGTAGTAGACGTTAGTGTTAGCAGCCAGTGCGCCTTGGTTTGTTTGAGTTGCGCCACGTGCGAATGGGTTTGCAACCATTCCGTAACGAGTCTTGAAACCAATTTTTGACTGGAAGCTGTTCTCACCAACTGCACGAACCATTTGCAATGGAACGTATGGGCAATAGAACAGACCGGCATCAAATGCACTTGAGCCTTTGTAGCCAACAACCATGTAGTTTGCGCCTGCATATGGATCAACATATACACGGAAACGACCATTCAGAACACCGACGAAAGTGTTACCAGTATCGTCAGGCTGTAGGTTGTTAGAGTTCAACGCTGGAGCGTAGTCTAGTACACCAGCCATTTGTAGAGCAGATGCTACATCTGATGAACAAAGGATAATGTTACCTTTCCCTCTACGAGTAGCTTTCGCAATTGCGTTAGCTTCTGTTTCGATTTGGAACATAAGACCTTTGAACTTCTCTACTGACCAACGACCGTTAGCATCGACATCTAAGTCGAAAGTACCGGCAGAAGCAGTACCCGCAGAACCTGCAACAGCGTTGCTGTATACAGTACGGATCACTTCACGGTTGATCTCAGCTAGAAGCTCGGCAGACAACATGTTAGCCAACTCAGTTTCAGCATCCAAACCATGGATAGCTTTTAGATCCTGAGCGAGTTCAGTTGTGTACTCTGCTTTCAAGGCACGTGACTTAGCTTCAACAGAAACTTTGTCGATTTGGAATGACATCTCAGCGAAAGATCCAGCAGTAGTGCCTAGTTCTTCAGCGGCATTAGTAGTCATACCAGTACCTGATGTTTCTGATCCTGCACCCAATGCGTTAGCGTGAGTACCAGTACCAGAGAAGTCTGTGTCTGCTTCGTTATAGAACGCTTCAGATTTGACTTCGTTGTTTGCGCCATCTACGTAGTTGCTACGCATTGCAAAGATCAGACCAGTTGGTCCAGTCATAGGCTGTACGCCTGCAATATCGTATGCTACCAAATTAGGCATCGCACGGCGTACTAAAGAAATTAGTACGGGATCATACTTGTCCATTTGGCCAACGTTGTTGACGGGTCCTAATTCAGCTTCAGAAAGAAGTGTATTAGGTGAATATGACTGACCCTCTTTCAAGGCAGTCTCTGTGTTTTCAAGCAAAGTGGCTGTAACAGCTTGACGATGCTTGTCTTGAATGCCAGGAAGTGCTTCATGCTCAAGCACTGGGCCCCATTTTTGCATTAGTTCTTCGTTTCTCATTTGAAATTCTCCTTTTTGAGATTTATCTAATGTTATTTATAAATTTGTTTAGCTTGCTAAACGACCAAGGCTTGCGGCGTAGGCGGCGATCTGTGGATCGACTACTACTTTAGTTGCTTCCTCTTCCTCAGCGGCTTCTTCTAACAGTTCAGTAGCATCTTCTACTGGAGCAACTGTTTCGGCAAAGTAGCTGTCTTTGATTGCGGCAACTTTTGAAGCATATTCTTCAACTGATTCAAAGCTGATACCTTCGGACAGAGTAGCAAGTTTCTCAACTTGGGTGTCTGTGAGACCTTCAGTCACTTCTTTAAATTTAGCTTCAGTTTCAAGCTTCTGCTTTTCCTCTCTGATGGTCATCAACTCTTCTACAACTTCGTTGTACTTTGTCTTTGACTCTTCAAGTTTCTCTTCTGCCTGAGCAACATGATCAACTGATTCTTGATCAACTTCCATGTTATGCTCTGATACAAGAGACTTGATTCCACCTAGTAGCGACTCTGCAACTTCAACTTTGATGTTGCTTTCAATCGATACTCTGTTTTCTTCCATCCAACCTTCGATAACGTAGTCTAGATAAGAATCAACTTTTTCTACTAGGTCTTCTACAGCAGATTCAACCTGCTCCTGAAGATCGTTTTCAAATTTCTCTTCTAGTGAAGCTTTCTCTGCTAGTACATTCTCATGTACAGCCGCTTCAAATACTGCTTCGACCTTAGTTTTGAAATCTTCGCTTAGGTCTTGGCCTTCGAAAAGACCTTGAAATGCTTCTTTCAAACCGGCATCGTTAGTACCTTGGGGAGTCTTTACAGAATCCTCAACGTTGTCCGCCTTAGGGTCAGCCGACTTCTTCAAGTCGCCCTTACGTTTCTTGACTGCTCCTCCTGCTGGAGTTACGGCATCCGCAGATTCCGAATCTTCACCAGTCGCCTTAGCTTCGTCAAGTTCTAGGTCTAGATTTTGTTCTAGTTCACTCATTTGACTTCTCCTTTAACAAGTATTATTGTCTTGTGTATTTATAAATTTCATTTCTTCGTCAGCGAATTTATAAACCGTTCAAAGATAACCGAAGCTTTAGCTTCTAATTCTTCAACAGAATATTTTGCGGTTTCTTTTATTTCTTCTTCAATTTGATCAAAAGCCTGAGCCGCAGTCCAAGATGAAGAAGCAACATCGTAAACCCATTCTACTCCTTCCATGACGCCTTTTACAAAAGCATCAGGAGCAGATGGATCTGCAACGATATCACCAGCAGTAGCAAGCATAAAATCGTCTTGCACTTCCATGATTCCTTGACCATTCTTTTTCAATGATCCCATACCACGTGATGAAATACCTAAGTTAGCACCTTCATCGATAAGATTCTTTACGATCTTACCCATTGGTGTATCCATCACTTTAGCACGTCCGATAACATTCGGTCCGTCCTCTTTGAGTTCGGTAAACATATGTGATACACGGTCCAAATTGATTGTTGGACCAGCTGGATGTCCCAGTTCACCATATGCACGTTTCGCTTCAACGTAGTTTTTGTTATATCTAGCCATCTCTTTCATTAGAGTAGATGCTGGATATACACGTCCGTTTCTATTTTTGATGTCACCTTGCATGATGACGCCTTCGATGAAGTAGTTCTTTTTACCCGTTGCTTCACCAGCTTCGTTTAGTACATCTTCTGAGATATACTGAACGTCTTCAACGATTTCTTTGATTAGTAATGACATTATCTTTTCTTACCTCCGCTGAATGCAAAGTCTAGCATCTTCATGAACATATTTTCGTTCTTGTTGATAGCATCTGCAAACTTCTTGGCATTGCCTGAGTTCAGCTTATCGTGTACTTGTACCATTGCACTTGCAGTAGTCATGTCAACTTTTAGCTTCTGCCCATCTTTAAACTTGACATCTTTGGCGCCTTTTGTCTTTACGATCTTACGTAGATCATCAATGACTGCCTCAGATATCTCCTCTTCTGTTTCTTCTTTCATCGCCATTTTAGTTGCAGTGGCATGCATCACTTCGTCTGCTTTGTCACCGTAACGATCTTTGAAGCCTTTGATGTTCTTCTTCATAGACTTGACGATTTCTTCTTTCTTCTTAGCCTGTGCATCAGTCATCTCTTCTTCAGACATAGGCTTCTTTTTCTTTTTGTAAGAAGAAGTCATGTAGCCTTCTTTATGCTCTTTAGCACAATCAGGGCACTCTTCTTCTTTAGGATACATACAGCCACAGTCTTCGCATTCGATCTGTCTAGCTTCTTCGTAAACTGCCGCATCGTCCTCATGATCTGCTTTACGCTTTGCCTTTTTTGCTTTGGATACGAACTGGTCGTCCTTAGCAACAGGGTGATCTTTCTTATCTACAATATGTTTGTCAACGAAATTCTTTTCGTCCTCACCCTTTGGAGGATTTACTGTCTCGCCGATCATTTCTTTGAACGATTTCATTTTAGCACCTACTGTTCCTGTTCAGTTGTTTCTTCTACTGACTCTTCGACTTCAGCTTCTACTTCTACTTCCGTAGGTTCAAGATCCGCTTCTACACTCTCTTCTGCTGGAGAGCCGTACATCGAATCGAACTTAGCACCTAAGCTTACTTCCATCTTGTCAGCCATAACTTGATTGAAAGCCGCTTCGAATCCAGAAGCGTCTTTGTTATATGCATGATTGATCATGTCCTTTACATTCTCACTCATAATATTTCTCCTTTATCTTATATACTGTATTTATCAAAATTTAGAATTGATCAGAATCACCTTCGTCATCTGGTTCATTCTGCTTCTCATCATCTATTTGCTTGTCAATGTCTTCGATTTCATCCTCATTCATAAAGAGAACTTTCTTACGAATCCAGTTTTTAGAGAAGTATTCACCCTTATACTCATCAATATCACGTAGAATTTGTAGTCTGTTCTGTAACATCTCAGACTCTTTCAATTCTTCAAAATGGTTATCAACCATATAATCATATCTAATCGCAGCCTGAATAGATGCCCACTCTTCTGGTGCAATAACACCTTTTAGAATGAGTTGCTTCTCAAGTATCTTATCGAATAAGATAGAGAAACGGGCTCTCAGTCTACGAATAAACTTACCAAACTTGATCTCATCACGGCTAATTTCTGAAGCACGACCAAGTGAAAATCCTGTATCACTTTCTAAACGAGAGATAGGCACGTTCAATGCCTTATATAATCTCTTCTGAAAGTATAGTACATCTTCCATCTCACCCAGGTTTTGTCCACCTGGTAGAGTAGTAATCTCTGTCCCTCTGCCACCTTCACGTCTAGGTAACCAGAAGTCATCTGTCATTGACATGTGGCGTCTATCGTCTCTAACATCACCAGTAGTCATGTCATATGTAAGACGATTCTTATGCTTAGTCATCATGTCACGTAGGTATTGCTCTGCTTTCATCTTCGGCAAGTTACCTACATCAATATAAAAAATTCTTCTTTCAGGCGCACGTGAAATACGATAGATAACAACAGCATCTTCCATCATGCGTAACTGATTCAGTGGCTTCATTGCTTTGTGTAGATGTGACAACACTAGCGTATTGTTCTCATTCAATACACCAGAATTACAGTTCACAATGCTATCTTTAGCAATGCGTAGCCCAGTTTGATTAGCGTTGTTTAGATCAAACCCTTGACTAATCTGACCAGAGTTCTTATGAAAACCCTTGTCGTTGTATATAAAGTATTCGTTCTTTACTCTCTTAGTAAAGCCGTTATTACCATTTGTACCAGCTTTGTCTTTTGCATATTCACGTACTTTACGTAACTTGCGTGGATCAACAAACCTGAGTTCTTGAATGCCCTTCTTAGGTGCGCTATCATCTATCATCACGTGATAGTTTACACGACCATCGACATACCATTTTTGTACTGTGTCATAGCCTTGGTTAGAAAAGTCGAGAAGTTTGAGTACTATATCAAACTCTTCTCGTATTCTCTTTTTGATGTTGTCTGGTAAGTCTAGATCATCTGTGACGCACTCAATAGGCTTGTCGGTTGACGATATGTTTACCACTTCATTTACGATATCATCAACAGCCTGTTGAACTTCTGGCTGTGCAATCATACCACGATACTTTTGCACTAACTCAGCTTCGGACTTAGCAGTACCTTCGAGATCGATAAAACTACTGACAGCACCACCAGCGGCTGACACATTGACTGCGCCATCATCATTAGCTGGCTCAGTAAACGATTGTACGTTTTTATTCTCTTCTTTTCTTCGCTTTATTTCAAATCCGAATAGTTCCATATTATATCCTCTATATTAGAGGGTGACAAAAATGCCACCCTCTCTTACTTAGTCTGAAAAAATTAGACAGTTGTACCAGCGTCACCTGTAATGCCGCCGCTAACTTCCCAGAAATCGTATTGAAAGGTCACATCAAATCGCTCAATGTCATCCGTAGTATTCCAGTCCATCGTAATGGCTGCAACACTAGTTGGGAACAATCCGTTGAAAGTGTACTCTCTTAGAGGTACACCAGCTTTAGAGAATTGTGTGATCTGACCCTGCGCTTTATATTGATTAGGGCTAGAATTCTCTAACTGACGGACGTTACCTTGGTGTGAATTGATCGATGCCATCCAGTTTTCCATTGCATTGCGAACAAGAAAGTCTTCATCATTGATGATTGTTACTGTCCACTCTGCAAAAGTTCTGTCACCTGCGATTTTTACTTTACGACCAAAGTACGGGACTTCGATCATACCCAGAGTCGCCTCTGGGATTGCTGCCGCTTGAACCATGAATGGTACTTTTAGGTCTGCTATTCCGTTTACAGGGTTCGTGATCTGCACTTGGAAAAGAGACGCTTTAGCACCACCAAAAGTCAGTTGGCTCTTGATTTCATTGATATTGAAAGCCATGTGCTTTTACTCCTTTTCTTTTATTTATTATTGCTGACCAACGAGTTCTGCAAACTCAACACCGGTTCTAACTGCAACAAAGTTCAGTTGGATGAAGTTGATTGAACGAGCAGGCTTGATGAAGATATCTCCAACAAATCTGTTTGAATCAATTACTTCCGCTGTGTTGTTAGTATCGTCTGCAACAACTTTGAAGTCGTATATACCTCTACGGCCCTGTACGTCACGCAAGAACGGTTCGATCAGGTTTCTAAACTGCGCTCTAGTGAACTCATCGTTGAATTCAAATAGCATCTGCTTAGCCGCAACAGAGATAGTCTTCTCTAGTACGATAAACAGTCTACGAACATTGATTCTATCAAATGCACTTGTAGCGTTAGCAAAGGTCTTGTCACCGAACAGAAGAGTACCTTGACCAGATTGTGTAATCACTGGGTTGATGTTCTTCTTGTATAGTGTGTCACGATGAGCCTTAGATGGGTTGTAAGCAAGCTTTACGATGTTCTTGATAATGCCTCTTGATAGACCTGCTGGTGAGAACCATGGGTCACGATCATTATCAGTACGCACACAAAGACCCGCAACATCAGCATTCAATGGAGTGTAGACGTATGCATCGTTGTGCTTATCGTAGCGATACTTATAACCAGTATCAACAACTGCATAAGTTGAACGAGTTCCGCTTGTTGCAACAGAAGTTGCGGCAGAGCCAGTCAAGTTATCTAAAATAGTTTGTGTATTAGTGATTCCTACAACCAACTCTTTAGCTGGTGATACAAATGCAACACAATCTTTTCTTGCAGTAGCGATATCAGTAATGTAATTACCTAGTGTAGTGTAACCAGTTCCTACTACGCCTCTTGCTTTACCTTGTAGAATAAGGGAGATATCAACTTCTTCAGCGTTTTCAAACAAGTCATAGCCTGTCTGAAGAATGCCAGTTCCAATTGATCCCTCATCTGCACCATCAGTGCCGCTTGAGAAAGCAGTTCCAGTAACATCTGTCGCAATATTAGTTACGCCAGTTGCTTCAATCCAAGATGATTGATTCTCAAGAACATCTACGATGTAGTTGTTACCACCTTGTGAACCAGTTGATCCTTGTACTAAAGAAACGTCTTCGTATCTTTCTACTGCTTGCCCTCCAACATATACTTCAATGTGGAAGTTATTTGCGCCAGGCGCATAATCAAATCCTAGATCATTTGCCACATATCCTGTAGCATCTACCATCTTGACAGATATAGTGTTGCCCATAGCTCCTGGGTATTTTGCTCTCAGATCAGTATTTGTTGTACTAACTGCTTTTGTACCATCAGATACACGAACAACGTACAGTGCATTACCGTATGCTAAGAAGTCAGCCGCAGAGTAATAAGTCTCTACGTTTGACCATTGTGTGTTTGTTACTGTATCGGCAGTACCCTCTACAATAGTAGGGTCTGCATCATCAGTATTTCCTGAGCCACCGCCTGTATAAGCGATGCCATATGTTCCGATTACTTGGTTACCAGAAGTTGCCCATGTTAGGACAATCTCGCCACCACTCTCTGCAACAGTAAATAGTGATACTCCAGCGGCTGTCAACGCACTTTGAATTGCAGTTGCTAAGTCACCTTTTGTGGTATAATCACCTGCGGCTGTAGCGTAACTTTCGCTACCAACTGTAAGTGTCCACGTGTCTGTAGCATCCCCACCTGAAGTAGGTAGTACTAGCGCATCAAACGTTGCAGTCTCTGCGGTACCAGCGGCAGAGATTACTGAAGTTTTGCTGTTTAGGGGTTTACCAAAACGCTTTGCAAGTTCTACTTCTGAACTAACAAGAATGCGCTGATTTACTGGTCCCCAACGAAAGACGCCAGCAATAGCACCTTCTGTCGTAGATGTTGCCGGAACGACGGATGTTGCATCGATCTCAGAAACATTAACTCCTGGACTTACTTGAAAAGCCATCTCATTTCTCCTTGTCTATTATGATTTATAGATTTCAAATCTTTGTCGTTATATTTATAAAAACCACTTCTTAGTAGTTGAACCAACCAGCAGGAGTCTCTACCTCTTCCACAAAGTCATCATTAGAGTTGAAGCCAATGGGAAGTAGACTTTCCATCAAATCTTCTTCGTTTCTTTGCTTTAGTTTCATCATTGTATTGATATCTGTTATCTCTCTAAAGAAGGTCTGATCAGTCAGCCATGCAAACAGAACGAGACACATGACTGTATCGTCATGGGCACCACTTTCTGCTTCATATGAGTTACCCTTTCTAGAGAATGTTGATAGTTCATTTATAGTAAAAAAATCGTTTATAATTAGTTGGTCTTGTTCTGTCATCAGTTTTAGCATGTTGCATCCAACAGCCTTGACTGATTTAGTGGTTCGTATGCCCTTGTCTACATTTTTTCCAAATCCAGCAGATATTCTTTTACCCGAACGACCTGCCGATTCTGTAAATAGTAGAGTTTCTACTTCATAGTCATAGTGCAGAATTTCTGACACTTGTTCACCAATGTCATTTACTTCGATCAATGTGTACGCCTCATTGTACATCTTTATAACAGAGTGTAGAATCTCTGCGTAATCGATCGGAGTGATCATGTTGTCTCTGTATGCCGCTACTTGTTTGTACGGCATCTGTGATACATCTATCACTTGAAATGCTGAATAGTCTAATCCTTTACCTCTTGATACATCTACTACTACTATGTATGTTTTTGACTTGTCTGGATAGTCGAATATTCTCAAGTTCTGCTTCTCAGCCACTGGTTCTTTTATCACTAGTGTCTTCAGTTTAGAACCTTCGATAAGTGTGCCAGATGAGCCTAAGAATTGGCATTCGAATTCTTGTGCAAACTTTTGATAGTCATGATCCATTGCTTGCAGTGTTTCTTCTTTCCATTTCTCATCACGCTCTGGTACTTCATACCAAGGCACTTCGATAAAGATATATCCGTTTCTGCCATCCTTGGCTCCCTCACATGTCTTATAGAAGTGATTGAGTCCATTCGGTGTAGAAGTGAATAGAATTTTAGTTGTCTTACCCGATGAGATTGTAGGAAACACAGAAGCGAAAAACTCGTCCCAGTTCTCTACGAATGCTGTCTCATCGATATAGAGGAATGATATAGATTTACCACGAATAGCACTTGACGATGTAGCACCCGCAATGATCTTACAGCCGTTCTCAAACTCAACAGAACCTTTGTTCCATTCTATGACACCTTGCTGTAGCCACTTAGGGAGTGCTTCGTATGCTATCTTGATTCGATCTAAGATTTCACGTGCGGCATCACCCTTGTTAGCAAGAAGTGCCACGGTCTTATGATCGTTGAATAATACATAATGCAAAATAACAGCGACAGCGGTAGTTGTTTTACCAGCCTGCCGAGACGTATTCACAGTTACACGTCTGTTGTTTGTAATAGCTTCGATGATCTCACGTTGATAATCGTATAACTTGATCTGTATCAGACCATGATCTACATGCACAATTTGAATATATTTCTCAGAAAAGTATGTGGGGTCTCCAGCACATTTCAAGTATTCCTGAATCATATCAGGACTAAATTCTATAGGTGTACCTTTACGCTTGAGGTTTACGTTGCCGTTATAACCTTTTTCATTCACTAGATTCATTATTTCGTAGATCCTTTAGCATCTGCTGTAACTCAGAAGTTGATCCCACGAAAAGATTGTTGTTAGTCACAATACCTGACTTATCTTCTTCGGGCTTCTCTGCTTCCGCTTTCTTATCGCTCATTGATACTAAGTCTTTGTTAGCGTCAACAAGTGTCTTCATAATCGTAGAGACCACTTCATATGCACGTGGATGCTCTGATGCTTTCGCAACATCTAGCATGTCCTCTAGCGCATGTGTTCCCTTTTCGATAACATTGTAGAAGTTCTCTCTTGCATATTGATAGTCCCTATCTGCTTGATCTTCTGCTGTTTTACCGACAACAACAGTAGAAGGAGCACTCTTTACGAGTTCCCCTTTTAGTTCAGGCTTGATAGGATTTAGCCCAAGAGAGTTACCAATTTCATCATTCATCTGCATCGTCTACCACCACAACATAATCCCAGTTATCATCTATATTTATATTACTGTAATCCACAGTCTGAGAGAGTGATGTAGTAGGCGTTCCATTTGCTGTCAAACCAGGCTGTACAGACACGAATTCGCTAGGCGATGTTGCAGTTAGTGGTTGACTTACGTTTGCCTTAGCAAACTTGATCATCTTTTTATTGGTATTAGGTCCGAAGAAATAACCTCGCATCGTAAATGATAGTGTGTATATCAATGCTCTGCGAGTTAGGAAATCAGCCTCATAGCTATCTTCCATAGATGTGCTATTGAGAATGATGGGTATATCTAGATACATGTCTAGATCGTCAAGCAACTTTACTGACGGTGTTATGTCAGGCTTGAAGAAAGGTATGATTTGCTCAAGTATACGAGTAGCGTCTTCGTTATACTTTGTCATAATGTTCAACTGAAACTCTATGTCATATGGAGCAGGAACTGTTCTGGTGATCAGGCTGTTAGCTTCTGCCGCACTGCCACCTCTATATCTAAGGGTACTATTGACTTTTCTTTCTGGCGCATAGTTCATGCCAGTGATTTCAAATGACATGCGTGGTAGCGTCATAGCAGGCGCTGAAAGATCAGGATCACCCTCTAGTCTTGCAAGTATCTTTTGAATAGGTGCATAGTTGATAGGCACCTTCATCTTACTATGTACAACACCCTCGGCATTTCTGCGCTCAATTTGAATATCATTGAACAGCGTACCAAATACTGCTACGTATCGTCTTGTTGTCTCGTTATAGAAATGATTACCAAACATTAGAAGTTATTCTCCCCAAACGGATTATCTTCACTGAAGTCTAGTATGTTATCAGCAAACGTTTCTATAGATTCGTTGTCTGCGGTAGCGTCAAATGGTTCTACTGCTTCTAGTTTAGATTGTAACACTTCTAGCGTTCCGCCAATGCCAGACACGTTTACGTCTAAGTAGTGATATGTCCCAGGAGTCTCTGGTGTGAACGATGTGTATGCGTTATTAGCACCAGGTGTGCCTACTAGATTCTGAATCGTAGCAATAGAGTCTTGCGTGGTACTTGGACCATCGTAGATTTCCAATCTTACGCCACTATTCGTGCCGTCTGATTGATCGAATATGTAAGTACTACCAACAAATAAGTTTTCGAGTACTGGTCGTTCAACTGGATTACTCTGAGAACCTTCTTCACGTATTGCGAATACGTTATTAGAAATTGTCACATCGAATACATTATTTGCTTGCGTTACAAACAAATCTCTGCTATCATATAGATCATCAATAAACTCTTGTCCAGTTTCGAATCTTTCGCCACTGTACTCGAAGAGTTCACAGCGTAAGTCGTATGTCTGTAGTTGACCCATCTGATAAAAGATTGCTTCATGCTCAACATGCATAACTTGAAACATCTTACGATTCAGTGGGAAGTAAATTAGATCGCCTTCGTTAGGTCTTACTTGCGCTGTACCAGCACCAACTTCAAAGTCAAACACTCTGTTTGCTACAGTCAGTGTCATGCTGTCTCTTATCTGTAGACCAAACTTAGATAGGAAGTCGCCCTCTCCTTCGAAACCATCAACATTCTTCACATACATTTCTAGCATGTATGCATCGCTGAAGATGCTTAGACTATCTTCGTTGAAGATGTCATCTTTAGCACTAATCGTTCTAGGTATATACCAGCAGTCTATACCAAAGATACGAATAGATTCAATGACAAGATCCTCGATGAGTTCTTGTTCCATTGAATTGCTATAATTTTCAAAGTAGTAGTTTTTTGCCACAGTGTCATCCAATCATGTCCATGACTGGAAGCGAGTATGAACTCATCATCTCTTCTTCAAGTCTGGATATTTCTTCTCTTGCATCATTCAAAATCTGTTCACCGTTGAACTGTACGTTCCCAGGAAGAGACATACCAACAAACTTGGTTAGATTTGAGCCCCATTGCATCTTGATCTTTGCTGTAGCATAGTTCTGTAACCATCGATCTTTGTACACGTCTACGTATACTGTTGGATCGACAATACGATATGCTTCTATAACAAGATAGTTGCCTGTTTCTAGTTTATCCCACTTAGTATCCAAGTGGAGTCTATTCACATGTCTGTTGTAGCGCAGTGGTGTCTTGCCTACGAGCATCTCCTCCATGAACTGAAGGTTCATCATCGACATGTAGAAGTTTGTCATATTGTAGTTGACAAACTCATGTAAATTGTTTAGTACGAATTGATATTGTACGTTGAACATACCGCCACCGGCAGTGATGTTCGAACCAATACTGAAGACATTGATAGCACCGATAATGTTCTCAGGCACATCAATGTATCCGTTTGTCTTATCGGCATCTGTGATCTGGTGCTTCAGAAATGTTCTTTCTGTACCATCGAAATGATAATCCCAGTAGTATGATAATGCTTCGTCAATACGATCATCTACTTGATCTTGATCGACATTGATCTCAATAACTGGCTTACCTAACTTTCGAAGGCACCACTCTTTGAATTCTTTACGTGTAGTAGGCTGTGCCATTTCTATTTCCCATAGTTAGATTGCTATACACTATTTATAATGCATTGTAAGCGTCAACCACTTCTGAAGGAGTAGCATCTACAACTGCCTGTGCTTCTGCTCTCTCCTCACTGTCTTTAGTAATAGTTGGATTTTCTATTTCTGATGTAGTAGGATTTCCTTCTTCGTCATACGACACTGATGTAACCGTAGATACTACTGGATCTATCGCACTCACTAAGACAACGGTAGTCATAATATTTTCAAGTTCACCAGTTTCTTCGTTTCTCTCAACTTCTTCTGTTGATACTGTTTCTGTTACTTCTGCTCTACCGACTGCAACTTCGTATTGCGCTAATCTTTCTACTGCATTAGAATATTTTTTTAGCTGAATATCAAATAGTGCTTGACTCTTTCTAGCTTCTAGTGTATCATTATCTATAACAGCTTTAGGATGAGCATCTTTGACTGCTTGAACATCTGCTTTCCACGCATCAATTCCTTCGTGAAATATCTTATCAAACTGATCTCCACTAGATGGATAAGCCTCTCTACGTACATCTTTATATGATTCAACTTCTTTGATATAATCTAATTCTGCAACTTTCTGAGCAATATCTTCTTCTGAAGGCTGATCATGATCTTCTGAAAGCCAGACCAGTTTGTCGTTTTTGACAATCCATTCAGCTCCAGGAACCAGTTCTAGTAATGCTTTTTCCATACTCATCGTCTTATCTCCATTGCCATAATCAGTGATGGTTGCCCTACAAGTTGAGGCATTTCAACAACACTACTACTGCTCTCTGATCTGAATCTTACCACGTACTTCAATCTCTCAATACTTCTGGGTTTGTCAACTGCTCCTATAACAACAGGCACTTCTAATCTATTATTAGTACCACTTGCGGCTTGGTTTGTTCTTAGTCCACCAAGACCATAAGAGCTATGACCTAAATTTACATCTACTTTATCAGTCTCGTTGAAATCTTTAGTTCTAAATATCGTATAAAATAAATCATGTCCAACAGTATTGTTATTGTTTCCACTGGTCGATACGTGAATAAATATTTCGCTACTTTCATATTTAGGAGTAAAGTACAACTCAATGTCACTCTCTACAAAAGCAACGCTGTTCGTTGTGCTTCTGGTGTTGAAAGTGGCGTGTTGCATTTGAACAACACTACCCGAAGGCATTTTATCCAAAGGCAAAGAAGAATTTATTCCAAGTTCATTCAACTTTTCTCTAACATTTATTTCTGGTTGTTTTGCATATACTGTCATGATTATTCCTCTATCACGTATTCGTTAGATGCCCATATTCTTTTAGTTATACCATTTTCAGAATGGTCAACTCTCGCCAAATCTTTGAATACGCTAACTCCTGATGATGTTCCAACGTGAAGCATGTCAGTGCCCGAATCGAATGCGGTGTCTATGATATTATGACTAGAGCCGTAGAGACATGCGTTTGAGTTCTCGCTAAACAAGTGCTTTTCAGTTTCGTACCAGCGTTTCACTTGCTGTGCTGTAGGTTCAGCGGATGCAAACCTTACTAGAGCCATTTCTCCTGGATAGGGATTGACTGGTCCGACGAGACCATTCTCAATACCAAAATAAGTAATAGCATCATTGCCGGTATCATCAATACTGGCTCCTCCTGGTATGCTGGTGTTGGTGCCGACAAGATTTCCATCTAGATACAATCTTATTCTTGAGCCAGCTCTTGTCCCTACTGCCATGTGCCACTTACCATCATCTACTGGAGCTCCTGATGTCGCTACAGTGTAGTTATTTGACGAAGTAGTTCTTACAAACCATTGCAGTTCTGAAGAACTGCCTAAAAGTCGCATCAAAAATCCTCCAGTGACCGCACTGCCGAATCTTCTCATAATCGTCTGTTCTAATGTCGTTGAAGTTGTTTTGAACCAGCAAGCAAACATCATTTCACCAGTGCCGAATTGCAAAGATGATGTGTATGGTTGATATAAAAAGTTTGATGTGCTAAATGGTCCGTAAGATGCTAATTCTGCTCCAGAGGCAACTTGTTTCTTTTTTACTCTTCCAACCGGAACCAATTGAGTGTTTTTCCCACCACCATCATATGCTCCATAGTAGCTTCTATTAGCATCAGCTTTTCTAACAATGACATTATCTATTGTTCCCACGCAATGCTGGTTTGCTACAAATCTAATCGTATTTGTCAAGCCCACACCCGCTATCCATGTAATAGTATTTGTTCCATTACCATATGCGAGTGTTACTCCCCAAATTTTATCACCATTTAGATCAATGTCCATATCACCCACTGATATGTTTTGAGTCCAAGTTACTGAATACGCTTCTCCTGGAATCAAGGGTATATCGCCTTGAACTAAAAATGAATCAGATGTTCTATTATTATCGGCAATATTTGCAACACCGCCACTAATAGTCCAGTCTGTGCCTTTGATCCACTCTGAATCTGTAGCGAATGTGCCATTGCGAACCAGATTGTCTCCTAAAGTTTCGTAGTTATTAGATGTCATTGCGGATAATCTTGTGTTGCCTATAAGCCAACCGGTGTTGTATCTATCAGTGATATAGTTATATTCGCCTCTATTACTATCAACGTCTTCAACTAGATTAGTCAATCCGTCTGCGGCGCCTGTGGCAAATGCTCTTCCTCTTTTTGGAGTAAGTGATCTAACTAAATTAGAAGACCTTCCTATCGCAAGAAGATTATCAAAAGCCGTGCTTGTGGTCATCGCCGCACGATACATACTTCTAATATCTTGACCAGTACCAGCTTTTTGGTCAATTGTAATTGTTGTGTCTGCCGTTGGAATTCCGTCCATAGTGTGAACGTAATCAAGCCCACCGCCCGCATCGCCCATAGTAAACAATAAATCATTATTCTCTAAAAATTTTACTTCACGTGAATACGTGTAAGAAGAGTGTGAAGATTGAATGTCTACGACAGTTTCATCATCTCTTATGATTGAAATCCCGCCATTGTGAGCCGACGCAATTGTAGGAACTGGCATATTTGTTTCTACATCAACAGGAGCAGATGGCAACACTGTCATACAAACATCATGTACTTGACCTGTACCTAATGTTGCTGTGCTAATCTTTTCGTATGCAGTTTTCTCTTCTCTTTTTGAAATTGGTACAAGTCTTCTAAACTTTCCTTCATCAGTTGACATGAAAGATGCATCTTTGACAAAATCTATTGTTGTGACGCCCTTTACAATATTAGCAATCTCTCCTGCAGACCTGTATGTGCCGAGAGTCATAATACCATTCAGCATCCAAACACTGCTGATTTCATATGGGCCAATCATTTTATAATTGAACGTAACAGTTTGATCACTGCCACCAGATTGTCCCCATCGATTACCTGTCATCCATATAGGAAGATTAGGATCATCTCCATCGTAAATTTTCATTGAAAAGCTGGCATCGATGACTATGATTGCAATAGACGGAAACTCTCTTCTAGAGCCTCTAATTTCAGTGTTGAGTTCTTCATTGTACCATGAAGTGTTTTTAGTTCTTTTTCTCCAAGCCCCGCCATCGCTATCTTTTGTGGTGTCGTATAGAAATATGTCATAAGCAGTTTCACTTATAACAGAGTTTATTGCAGATAAATTAGATCCCTTAGATAGTAAAAATTCTTTTGTGTCTACGAAAGCCGCACTGCCTAGATCAGCATTAGCTGAGACTTGATTTGGATGAGTTCCTATTAGTTTATTAGGCATTAGTCATTCTCCGATAACGCTATGAGTTCATTTGCTGATAAAGTTTCAGGATAGTAGCTGAACTTACGTAGCGTATAATTTCCGTCATATCCAGCGGCTACCGGATATCCAAATATTAGATATTTAGGCTTAGTAGCACTTCCTCTATTGACTGATATGAATGTTTTATTTGTTAGAGCGCCGTCCATATATTTAGCTGTTATGGTGCTAGTATCATATGACATAGATAGTTTTATATTCTTGCCCGAGTTACTATCTGCATTTTGCTGATTAGCATCGCTTCTAATCCACAGTCTACCATTTGTGCTACTTGTGTGAAATGAAAACTTAGCGTTGGTTGTAGTCACTTCATCCGAATCTGCTATTGCAAAGAATGATGTAAGTGAGCCATCATTTCCAACGTCTACTAATGCATCAACATCAATGTGTATTGATCCCTTTTCGTCATCATACCAATCATCTATGCCTTCCATGTGGCAAACGTCTCGCTCTCTAGTCATATCATTATCTGTAACGTATATATCGGTAGACCTAGTCGAACTATTAGCATACGTTTCAATATAGGAAGTAGAAAAACTACCTTCTTCTAATTGTGCTCCATATATGTATATACCGTCAGTGCCATTACCAGTATAAGCCGGAGTGTGTCCTGTTGCTGATCCGTCACCAATTGCAATTCTAATATAGTTAGCACCCGCATTTACAGATTTAGCGACAAGAGTACATCTGTACCAGCCATTACCCACGTCTTCAATATACGCCCTAGAGTCTACAAAGTTTGTAGTGTTGTGACCAACTTGAGATACCGTGCCATCGTTTACATTGAATCTAGCGAATGCTCTACTTGCCCCAAAGTTCAATGCTACTTCTGGACGTCCAGCGGGTTTTGCAAAGATTGAATATGCATATGTTGTTCCCGCTACTTCTGCAAACGTTTCACGTAAAAAGTGTCCGGCGCCTGATGCAGTACTTTCGACTAGCTTTGTAGCATTATATAATCCTTCTGGTGAAGTTGTTCCCATTGTTTGTTGTGCGAAAGCATTTTGCTGATTGTCTTCCCACCAACCACCACCTGCGGTATCGTCATCGAATCTATTAGATCCTGTTAGCATGTTAGTGGCTGATTGCTCAATATATAGTCCAGTTTCTACCCATTTACCTTTACTGTATTTGTGTGAATATCTTTCTTGATCATTTTGAGCAAACTTTAGAATGCCGTCTTTATCAAAGTATGATGCATAACTACTTCTGCTTTCAAATCTATCATAGCTAGGTATATACGAACTTGGAAAGTAATTAGACTCATGCTGAAGTCCCCATACAAGTATGCCATCTTCTGCATTACCTGTCCCAGAAACACCTCTATAGTTAGGATCGTATGCTGTTATTCCAGTTCCACGCACACCTATAACTACATAGTTCATGCTATTAGTGTTGTTGTATGAAACGTGACACCTATACCATCCGTTACCCACATCCTGCATTTCTGCGCTGTATACTGTGACACTATTGGCGCTGTTATTTGTTACTGTACCATCTGTCAAATCAAACTTATATGAATATCCTGAAGAGTTACTACCGAATATTCCAGACATGTTCAGTTGTGTGTGACCATCCGCCTTAGCGTATATAGAAACTGTGTTTACTCCTGTGGGTATAGCAGGAATTCGATGAATAGTCTTTCTATCAGTTGGAGTATCGGGTACTAGTTTAGTCGCTGAGAACTTACCGTCTGGTGATACTCCGTGATAAGGAATTCTAAACATTGTTCCACCGCTAGAGTTAGCCCAGTATGCATTAGTAAAGATTTCTGTGCCTGATATTACGTTATCAGCGAAATCTTCTATAAGAAGACCTAAACAATCTCCTGTTTTAGGGTCGTGCTGAAATCTAGGTTCATTATCATGAGCAAATGTAACTTCACCCTTAGAGTTATAATAAGTCGCTCTACTGGCTCTACCAAATGTAAATCTATCATCTAATTTCTTGGAGTTAGCGAAGTCTAAGTTTAGTGTAGGTCTTACAGTAGGCTGTTGATTATCATTATATAAGGACTGAATTGGATTGATTTTGAATGCACTGGCCACGCCACTAACTGCAACATC